TCAACAACCAGATCCTCATGATATATAATAGTGCAACTTCCATTACCAAGTTGTATCTCTGCGCTTGCCAATATTTCTTGAGCTTGTAGCATTAATGGCATTAAATTATCGTTTATCGAGGTCAATCCAATGTTAATAAGATCGGCAACGGCTTGTTCCCAATCCGCTTTCACCAGTTCAAGCGAATTAAGCCTTAAATCAATATCCTCAAAGCGGTCATTGAAAGTTTTAGCGGAAAGTGGTGTTTTTCCAGGCGAAAAAGCATATTTCGTATATTTACGAGCCATTATAACTCCTTACAATGCTACATCTATTCTTTCTGATACCACAAAGCAATTGGAGGCGTCATTGGTAGAACCTTCAATAATAATCTGGTAAGCAGTAATGCCAGGATCAAAAGTAAATGACGCTGTTCGCCTTATGATTCCATCAGAAATAACCTCATCGGATACATTACCAGAAGGGGTTTCTGTGCCATTGACAAGCAACTTGATAACACAACCGTGCGGGGTTTCGTCGAAGTTTTCAAGCAGCACCTGAACTTGAATATCGGTCTTTGATGAACCAAGCGTTCTTGTAATGGAATAATGTTTAAATGCAACTTTAGGTCTGCTATAGACTATAACAGAATTAGAGAGTTCCATTGCTGGCATTACATCCTCTGACCCAACGAACACTGCTCGTAATGGCAGCAGCGATGGAAGTCCATTAAGGTTGAGAGCGGTGTCAGGATTGAGCGGATACCATTGGCCATTTAATTGATATTGGATAAATAATTCGGTAGATTCAGGACGAATAATGCTTGCAAGGAGGTCTATATCAGCGATGCCGCCCGCAAGGGAGATTGGATTCAAATTAACCTGTGCAAATGATGAATTAAATTTCGCAAAATAAAGGTTGAGCATTAAATCTTTTGTTAAATCACCACTATAATAGGTCCCATCACTATTGTAAAAGAGCGTGCCCTGGAGATAGCCTGATCCTGATACTATTGCAACACGATGATCACCAGTAGTGGTGATTACAAGAGCATATCTTTTGCCGGCTGTAAGATAAATAGGCTTCGGCAATGCAACACTGGTCTCTGCAGGATATAAATTCAATAGAGACGGAGCGAGTGATAATTCAGCCAGGCATTTTGTAATATCCGGGACACCATCTTTTACTTCACAAATATGGATATTAACAAGCCCGTTGGTATCTCTTTTTGTAAAAAATAATCCTATTTTCGTTAAATAGCCGTGCTGGGCAGATAAAAAGGTTTGCGCTATTTGGGAACCGTTTATTGTAGTTGTAGAGGGAATATTGTAAAAATAGGAAGGGATGATTCTATCAACAAACATACCTAATTTCCTGTTAAACAAAGATATTTCATCATCGGCAGGAACATAGGTAGCCTCCTCACCAGATAACAACAATCTTTGCTTTAGATGGTCATATTTGCCCGTTCTCCATTGCAACACATTACTGGATAATACACGCAACGGGCCATACTTTTCTCTTTCTCTGCCCATCTTACCCTTATCGAAATTAAATGATTGTGATTGATATTGAGAGATTGAAAGGTCCCCTGCGTATCCGGTCAAGCCAATTCTCTTATTATGTTCAAAAACAGGCATAATAAATCCGTTGGTTTCACCTTTAAATACCTGAGGTTCATATTGATTGAATAAAGAGAGATTGGCGCTACCGGTCGCGGCACTGGGGAATCTTACGCCTTCATCAACCTGGGCATCATAAGCCTCATGCTGGACATCGCTTTCATCATTATCAAGAAAATAATCTGCGCCATAACTGCTATAGGAATCGGGCAGGTTGCCGATTTCTTTAAGTCTCGCCACATCAGATGCTATTTCCCTAACCGCCTGGTTATGATCTTTAATTGAACTCAGTTTAGAGGCTATTGCTGAGACATCAGTTGATAAAGTGCTAAGGACTGGCTCCGTTTGAGTTTGCCACTCCTTGAGTATCTTAACATCACCGCTTATTACATTCAGATTTGGCAAATCAACGAGAGTGTTCATCTCTATATTACTAATCCCAGCACCTGTCAAGAGAATATAGGCTCTGACGGTGTACCCAGTAGGAATAGTTGGTCGCTGAGGATCTGCAGATTCTACTCCTGCAACAATGTATAGCGTGATAGCACGCTTGTTTTCCATAGCAACTTCTCGTGGCTCTGTGATTTCTTGAGCAACATCTACCACAAAATCCCTTGCTTGAATATCTATTTCTTCTTCTGATCCAACACCACAGATAGCAACATATTTCTTATCCATCACGGGCAGATACGAGAACAAAGAAATATCCATTGCGTCGTCTAAAGAATACATTTTCCCTGTCGCTCCGACTAATAGTTTGCCAGGGGACACGCTAATTTCTGTGGCGGACTTTGCAATAACATTCATTCCTGCAATTTTATTCTCTGTGCTGATCGCATTTATAAGTATTGATTGCAAAGAAGCATCAGTAAAATCCTCAATATTATTTGCGTCTGCGGCCTGAAATTCCTGTCTGTCTCTAAAAATTACCTTTCTTTCCATTTAAACCTCCAATATCAAATCATCACATTTATATTTTTCATTACAATACCACATTTCAGAATCCATTCTTATCACATGATTATTTATAAATGCCCTTGCCTTAACGCCTGCTGGACGCATATAATTCATTGCCCATATTGCTTTATGCACGCTCTCCTGTGCGGTGGAGGGCATAAAGAAGAAGCCTGCCTTACCCAAATAAAATGTTCTTTTTGAACCTTTTGCGGACATATCAGGATATAATGCTATGTTAAAAGGTTGTAAATTACCAAACTTCATCAAACCAAGGAACTGAGAACCCCGCCATCTTTGCGTAATTGCTCTGTCAGGGCAATGCAGGCGAACACTCTTAAATATCCTATATTCTGCATTTTGTTTGGCGAGATAAGTATGATCCATTTTAGAATAACCTACAAATGTCCCTTTCACGCTTCCTCTGAGTCGATTTTCTTTATAGTATAAAGTTACAGGCTGTAAAGAGGGATAAGCATAGGTTCTCCGCTCAATTTCGGTTTCATACCCCCTTGGACTTTTAATCATATACAACCTACTTTGACTATTCTGGTCAACGGTATAACCCCCAATACAACTTCCGCAAAATGCCCCCGTTTTTTTGCCTTTTAGTCCTATTGCATAATAATTCTGAGTAGCATAATCGTGTAACGCAGTTTCAGTGTTATAAACGGGGTCATAAAGAGTGGCTCTCTTGCCAACTCGTTGCCTTGCATCAGTCTTATACCCGCAACCTCTTGCATATTTGGCAAGAAATCTACCGCAAAACAAACTATGCCTTTGGCTTCTATCTGAAAAGTGATAAATTCGTATTTCAGGAAATTTGCTTTCATATAATTCTTTTTCCTCTGCTGTCGTTGAACGGCCTGCAAAGGACTTAGAAGGGGGAGTCTTAATTGCGATGAGTGATTTATCACACATCAGACGCAATATTGTGTTATAGCCTTTTTGTGTGCCCTTTTCCTTGTATATTTCAAATAATTGCTTGAGAATTGCTCTCTTTTTGACAATTGAATGATCTTTCCAGTTAAGTTGCTCACTTCCTAATGCCCAGAAAAGGAAATCAAACCATAAAGTCGTTTCGGGGAAGATGTTCTCTGCAAACAAATTGGCTTCATTTTCAAATGTTTTAAGAGGTGTTTCAAAGGCTTTTAAATAGTCTTTAAATGCCTGTGAATTATTGCGCATCAAGGAAGGGAGTAATAATTCTGTAAATGTATTAGATAGCATTTAAAGTTACCTCCTTGATGTTTGGTAATTGATATTTTTCGATAGCGATATTTGACGCGGGCAAGACCAATTCATCGCAATAATCAACTCCTGCTGTTTGCTCAATGAGATGCATAATTTCAGATATGTAGATTCCTCTTCCCCAATCATAAGATAGAGAATCATAGAATGCTTTGATGTTATTTGACACGGATGCCTTTATATTGTCAATGTGATAGCCTGTAAGGAACTTCACATTTGCGACTATAATAATATCAGCAAATACAGCTGGCACAATATTAACTGTAATCCCGGATACAGTTCTGGTTTGAAAATAATCTTTGCAATTTTTAATCAATTCACCACCAGCGGAAAGTCCATAGGTATCAAGAAGATATAAATTGACAGATCCAACCGAGTCAATTGCTTTGGATCTGGCTATACCGGGAACTTCAAGAGCAAGAGTCTCATAATCGGATGTTGTTACAGCCCTGTAACGATGGGCAAATACTTTTCTTCCTCTTTCCAAAGCCTCGTCAGTAAGTTCTCCGTCATAACCACCGCTTGCAGGTGCTAAATTATCCACTGATTTGACATAGGGCAGTAACGAATAGGGTGTATTGATATAGTGGGCTGGGACATTTCCAATTTTACCAGGAATTTCACAAACGACCTCAATTTCCACAGAAAGCCCGCCCGCGGGGATCACAGAGTCATTTTGACTTGTGAATGAAATCCCATCTCTTGTCAAAAATTTGCTTCCTGATGGAATAATATATTGTTCCGATAATGCTTCTTCAAGCGTAACAACAATAATTGCTTTAGACGGAGTTGCTGGTTTCAAATTTACTTGCAGAAAAGATAACCATGCAATAAGCGAGGCCTGTGGAAGTTGGTTGATAGAAAGCCCTAATTGATGCAATTGATATATCATTGCGTCAAGAATTGCAACTCCTGGATCACTTGGCAAAAGAGCGGTATATTGAGGGCAATTTGCTTTAATTCTTTCAATTGCCTCTTTGATAAGGGCAGAATAGGTTTTATCGTATAGAATAGGGGAATTTAAAGCCATTGTCCCTCCCAACGCGCAATTTCTCTGTCATAACTTAGGACAAATGCTGTCTCTATATCTTTACTCACGATGCATTCTATTAGAATATTCAGAGTTGCCCTCGTTTCTTGCGTAATTACAATTGCTTTTATTTCAATCCTATCCTCATCTTTGAGCGCTTCATAAATTTCATATCTCATGTAAGCAAGCGTCTGGTCATTTATAGGCCAGTCTTGATAATCTTGAAGATTGCAGCCGAACCAGGGGCGTATAACCCGCTCACCTTTACGGGTGAGAAGCCTTTGCATTATGGACACCGCAAGGTGCTGCATATCTGATGTGGTTTTTAATCCATTAGATATTTCAAAAGGAAATTGTATGCCTGTGCCAAGATCAGGGGTTGACATCTCTCGGGTATCCTCCATTTGTGTGATGCGTTAAATCGCCCATATTGTCCCTAATGGTGCCATTGATAATGGTATTTCCATTAACCGTTAAAGTGCCAAAAATTTCAAAATCTCCGTAATAATCATGTTTTTTTGATTTTGCTGTATGCTTTTGTTGTTCTGCATCTAATTCATCCCTGTTATTACCATAGTCTTCAACAATTATCTTCTCTTTATCTGCGCCGTCGGGAATAATATCGTCGTCATTGTAGGTTGAACCTAATAGAAAGCCAACATCCTGACCATAAGGAAGGAAGATACAAATCACCATATCGTTGATTGCGGGCAGATGATAGTATTTGGACTTATGAGTCATTGGCACCAAAACCTGACACCAATAAGAAACAATTCCATTATTATCTTTAAATTGCACCTTACATCTGCATTTTTTTTCATCTATTTGGGTCACTATGCCCGGTCTAATGATATTTGATATTATTTCTTCAAGATTGTTAAGCCTTCCAATAATATCTTCTATCATAATCTATAGCCCTTCAGAATCATTCTATAGCCGCTTTGTTTGTTATAACTATGCGTCGCTTCGCCAAAATGCCAAGTTCCATCCCAAATGCCTTCCCCTTCAATGGTGATATTAAATGGGGGGATAAAATCGGGATCGCCTTGGCAATCAAAAGAGCATTCAAATTGTTTAATATTTTGTGTTTCAAGCTGTGCATTGGCAATTGTCTCCGCCTCTTGCAAAGAATCAATTTTTTGCGTCAAAACTTTGATAGTTCTATCAAATTCTTTTTGTTTACCGAATTCAAAGAAGCCAATCTTGTCCTTAATAGCGTCATTAATTTTTTGCCTTTGCTCTTCAGAAAGGCTTGTAATATCGCCTTTAGCTGCTGCCAATAAAGTTGCAGTGTCAGAATCAATTTTGCCTTTTTCGCCTCCTAATGCGCTAAGCATTAAACCATATTCTGCATTTATTTTGCTTTTTAATAATTTTTTCTGGTGCGGGTCAAAATAACGAACCTCGGCGGATTGAACAGCTTGATGTCCTTTATAAATAAATGTTCGCTTTGAGCATATATTTTCTAATCTTTTTGCAGGGCTTAATTTATGATTGCTTACTAAATCATAAAAATATAAAATATCGCCATTTATCTTAAATTTATAGCCGTATAATTCTGCCAAATCTGTCAGAAATTTTAAATCATGACATTCTTTCTGATCTTTGCGCTTTAACAACAAATCTTTGCCTTGAAAATCAACTTTTAATCCATTTTCTTTGCCGATTTGATTGACAATATCAGATATTTTATGATTTTCAAATGCCCTTGACTTTTTAGTGCGTAATGAAGAATTCATAGCGTCTGTGCTTATGCCAGCAACTGTAAAGATTGAAGGAATTTCCTCATCTGTTATTTCATCTATTGTAAATTCGCCCATATTTTTCTTTTCTTGAAGGGCATAATATAAATAAAATTGAAGTTTCATTCCTCCATCAAAAATATAGTTATTAGTGAAAAAGCGGTCTTGATTGTCAAGCTGCATTCTTAATTCTGACGCCTCTCCGTGTTCCTTGTAGATTATCTCAAAAGATAAACAACGGGTGTCTATGTCCTTTACTTTGTCTTTAAGCGGCCATAATATATCCCATTCAAGTTGTCTTAAATTCAGATCAGTTAAAGACATAACTTAACGCCTTATCCAATAATTCATTTTGCAATTCAAAAACATATTCTTCTAATGTTAATGTTAAATCCATTTCCATAATTTTGCCATTTGGAAATGTTTTGACATAATCCTTATCAATATTTGTTATTACATAATTGCCGAGAAATTTCCCATTCCCAAGAAAAAAAGGCAGGGCTTTTAGAAAATTTGAAGAAGTTATTTTTGCTGAGCCTTCAAGCAACAGCAATTGCGCCTCAACATCGCAGAATGAGGCATGCAATTTAACTTTGATTTGAATTTGCTTTGGCTCCTGCCCTGTGTATTGTAATTTTGTCTTGCCTTTTATAACGGGATGATGGGCATAGGTATAGGTTGCCTTTTCACTCATTTCGGTTGGTTCTTTAAGAAGATGAAAAGTGATTAAACCTAACTGACCAAACATCTTAACTCCTGAACGCCTTTCTTAATAGTCTTTCAACTGAATTGGTGGTTGATTGTGCAATATCTGACGCGCTAGAAGACGAACCTCCGACATTCACATTCACGGTAAGATTGATAGGACCGCCTCCTGCTGTAGTAAGAGCAGGTTTTTGAAAGCCTGACATAATCGACCCTGCTATATTGCGCATTGCAGAGACGCCAGGAAACATATCCAGACTTTTCATTATTGGCCCAGCGAAATCAACTTGGTCTAATGTAGCGAGAGGTCCCACTTTTGCAGGTGAAAAAGGCAATAAATCCCTAATCTGTTGAGCAATGTTTTTGACCGCATCAACAGGCATTTTCGCAACTGATATTATGCCGTTATAGATACTCATTATCATATCAATCCCAGCCTGTTTCCAATTTAAACCATTTACATAATTATAAACCTGATTAACCCAGCCAATAACCTGACTTATAATCTTGATCAATTCTGCAAATAATCTAATCATTCCAAGCAATGGGCTGTTCCTGACAAGAAAGGCAATAATTTCTCCCACAATTTTGCCAGCTTTAGCCCAACCCTGTAATGCATTTGTGGATTGATCAATGATGCCAAGTTTTGCAAGCACATCAAAGATTTGCCCAAAGGCTAATTTAACCGATTCCCACAAGGCACTTAGAATGGGTTTAAGAGGCTCTAATGCTTCAATAAATGCCTGCTTAATCGTTGCTAAGGCTGCTTGTACGGGTTGCATTCCCTTGATAAAACTATCCCAAAAACCTTCAAAGAAAGATTTGGCCGGTACCCATAGTTCGCTAATAAGTCGCAATGGGACAGATGAGATCAGCGTGAGGTAATAGATGATTTTGCCTATAATTTCACCAACTTTCTTACCTCTTTCAAGCCATTTGTTCAGCATTTCTTTGTTTTCGTCGATAGGTTTCAATAGATTTTTAAACCATTGCGAAATTTCTTTAAGCATATCAATTACGGGTTTAAAAGTGTTTAAAACAGGCTTTAAAGCGCTATTAACTCCATCCCAAACGCCTTTGGCAAACTCTTTAATTGGTCCCCAATATTTCTTTACCGCGAGCCCAATAGCCATCACCGCAAGGATTATCCAGCCCCAGGGCGTTCCTTTAGTCCCAAAATTAAAAATTCCTTTAAGAAAATTAGGAATATTTTTTAGCATACCGCCAAAAAAGCCGCCAATTTTAGGAACTGATGAAACAGCCCCGCCACCAATGCCTTTTACTTGATTAAATATACCTGCTCCGATTGATTTAATAGATGTTAGCACTCTCCCTTTTTGATTTGATATAAGGTCCATCGTTATTGCGTATTTTGTTGCCATTGAGGTTGCCACACCAAATGCGATAGCAAGGGCACCAAGTCCTGCAATAATGGCGGATAGTGCTATCACTGCACCAAAAACAACCCCGGTGAGAATTTTATGCTCTTGGGTGAATGTCCTGACCCAATCAACTACTTTAGTCAAAAATTTCAATAACTTATTAACGATAGGTAGCAATGAATTGCCTAAATTTATGGACAGACCTTTTGTCGTAGCCCATAATTTTTTCCAGGAGAACTCTGTTGTATTAGACATTCTTTTAAAATCTTCTTCTACTTCTCCTTGTGAATTTTGAAGAGATCTAAGAGTTTCTTTATATTTCTCCGCATTTTTAAGATATGAATTGACAAATGTCATTCCTCCTGCGCCAAATATTTTTTCTAAGAAGGCAGCCCTTGTTGCTTCCGTCATTCCTGCCGTCTTTTCCTTAAAAATATCCATTACTCCAAGTAGATCCTTTTGTTTCAGAGTATTTCTATCCAATTGAATGCCAGCGGATTGTAAGAGAGATAAGGTCTGCTCATTAGGGATAGATAACGCGTCAATTACTGCCCTTAATGATGTATATGATTTCCTCGCTTTTAGTCCCTCCTGAGACATCCCAACCGCTGCTGCTTGAATATTCTCAAATGAAAAACCAATTGCGTGAGATTCTTCCCCCACCTGCGATAGACCCATCGCCATTTCGTCAAGTCCCATTTTCCCTTTTTTATTAGCCATTGCTATAACATCATTGACCCTTGACATTTCCGATGTTTGGAGTTGATACATATTTTTTACCGATGTCGCAAGATCAAGGCTTTCTGCCAGCCCTGCGCCTGTGGAAATACTCGCTTTAATTTGATTCGTGAGATAAGGGGCTATATCTTTAATATCAATGCCTGCTCTTAACGCCTCCCTAAATGCTTGAGCGACCTCTGGAGCGGATTTCCCAAACTTTGCTGACATATCCAGAATCATAGAAGAATATTTTGCTTTAAATTCATCTATTGTCATATCTGTTAAATCGACAATATCAGCAAGTTCAGATTCAAATTGTGCGGCATTTACAATTGGAACGGCAGAGGCGGCAAGCCCCGCGCTGCCTTTCAAGAACATACCCTTGCCAATATCTTTCATTTTTTGACTTGCTTCGATTGCTTTCATATACGGCAATGAGGCTTTCCCAATGGTTTTTTCAAGCACGGAAAAACCTCTTGATACCTGCATTAGCCCTGTTTCAACCGTTTTCAAACTTTTAGAGAAATTGCCTGTAACTCCTTGCAATTTCTTCAATGGGGCGGTGAGTTTGTCAATCAGTTCAAGCGTCAAGGCAATACTAAAGGCATCAGCCATTTGAATCCTCCTTCAGTTTCTCCGAAAGTTTTGACGCTTTTTCAAGCCAGAAAAACACTTCTTCAACCTCCATTCTCTTTATTTCGTTGAGGTTAAATCCCCATTCTTTGGTGAGACAGAGGATAGCCTCGCTAAGTCTACATATTTTTCTGACATTAAATTTTGCAATAATGCGAAAAAATCCATTGCATCCAACCTTTTTAAATCCTCGTAGGTCAATTTCTTTCCATCAAATGTGCAGCATACTGAAATAAGAGCCAGGAAAAATGAAAATCCCTCTGTTTTTTCAGCAAGCATTTCCGCTGAGATAACATCTTCTGTTAAAGGTTTTTTTACCTCAACATTTTCAAACGAAAGTGCATCTGAGGGCTTTATAGTAATTTGCATTTTTCCTCCCTAAATTCCGAGTGCATTTCTGACATCAGATAAAATGTCTTTAGCCTTGACGCGATAGATATAATTTGGAATATCTATTTCATAGATTTCTTCATCATCAACAACTAATTTGGCATAATCAAGAGCAAAAGTTATTTCAGCATCTCCTTCACCTGCCTTAATTGACGATGGCGCCAGTTCTTTTCTTCTACCAATACAGGTGAATCTTACCTGCTGAGTGCCAGATACTGAGGAATCTTTATATTCGTGCTGTGCAGCCCTCACGGTGATCTTATTTGCTGAGGTAGGAGATAATTGATCAAGCAGATCCTTGTGATAGCCAGATAACTTAAGTTTCATTTCCATTTTCTCAACGCCAGAGAACAATTCTACCGGACCTATCATTCCAAGTGTCTGATGTTCGGTTGTCTTTTCAGTTATCTTTGGCACTTCAACTTCATTCGCCTTACCAAGATGATTTACATCGTCAAGATAGACATTCGCATTAAATAATTTTAGCATTTTAGCCATTTTACTCACTCCTTATGAAAATAAACTTGCAAGAGCATCTATATTAATCGATTCTTTGATGATTATATGTTCCGCTGGGTATGTTGGCGTCCAATCCCAATTTGCTGTTACAATTCCCTGTCTGATGTTCTCTGGAGGATTCTCATCTGCAAGGAACTTAAATTTGCCATAAACGATTGCACCTGCAGAAATTTCTCGGTTTAAAAATGCGTTGATTGAATCTTCAACATTTTCAAACCACGCTTTGTTTATTGGTTTATCAAGCATTGTAAGGATATATTGGATCAATGCCTCCACATGGGCATCGTGCTGTGATTGGACCGAAATAAACTTAAAGTCTGGGTCGGTTGATGGCGTCCTGTTCCCCCAGACATAGTATTGACCATCTCTTTTGATTATCGTAATTATGCCGTTCTCATTCAGGAAAGATGCTGTGCATTGCTGCGAATCATAGATGAAGTCAATGGGAGTTTCAAGTCCATCAATTCCATAAAGCGGATGGTTGGATGGGCTATACCAATATCCATATTGATTCATAACCCTTGAAATCACGCCAGCCACATAGGGGGATATAGGGCGAGTGCCCGGTTTTGGATCAGTGAGGGCATTCGGATAACAGATGATTGGTCTTCCCCCATAAGTTTTATAATCCTGAGCAAATGTTACAGCCTCTTCTTTTGTTGACCCTTCCGCCAAATCTGCTAACGCCTTGCCTTTTAGATCAACTGCCATTGCCAACAGTGCATCAAAGACCGCTTTGGTTTTGCTATACCAGGGGGCTATCAGGATTTTAGGTTTATAATTGGTCAAGGATTCCGCATCTTTCAATGCTTGTATGCCTGTGCGCTTGCCATCTGTATCAGTTCCAATAATATCACTGTCATTAACGATGTCGTCGCTGTACCAACTATATGTTGTCAGTATC